CAACCGCCAAAAACCCTGCACACGCATGTTGAACGTGTCACCCGGAAGGACCGCATCCGTGTACACCGGAACGCACAGGCCCGCGTCAAGCGTGGCCTTGAAACCGGAGCTCCGGTCCATCTGCGTCCGGGGCATGCTCACCGAGGGCACCTGAGAAAACTGGTGCCCCATCACCGTAGGCATCCTCACGAGACCACCTCAAGCCCCTTGGGCGCCTGAGGGACCACCTCGAACGCGTTGATGACGTGAACGGGCTGCTGATGAACCTCCAGCTTGCCCGTCAAGGCATCCCAGGAGCCCAACTCGAACAGCGCGAAATCGTTCGCGCACTGACGAAACCGCGACTTCTCCGACCGGAGCTCCATCTCCAGAGACCGAATCGCTTCGGCGCGCGTACGCGCGAAAATCGGCTCCTGGAAGTACTCCGCCTTGGAGTCGCGGATTGCAAAAGCCAGCATCTTCATACGGCTTGTCTCTCCGAAAAAAGGTTTAACCGCGTCTGAGCACACACTTCACGCACCTGCAACCGCTCGGCTGACCGCTCGTACATCTTGCGAAAACCGCTCGCTTGCCGCTTCTGAACCAACGCCGCATGCGCGGCGGGATCCTCACGTTCAAGCACACGATCAAAAAAACGCGGCGGCTTTGACACCGCACCCGACATCCGAACTTCGTCGGATGGGTACACATCAGACCGATACCGCTCCAGCCAGCCTGAACCAATTCCAGGGCGACGGGACATGGTCGCAAACTCCGGCGTTCGCTGCCGCAGCTCGCCCGTCGCACAATCCACCTCCTCGTAGTGAGACTCCGCACGCGAGCCCGTCACCTTATCCACGACGTAGCGTGCGATATACGCCGCAGACTCAAACGACAGCGAACCAATCAAATGCTGGCCCGAAGGCCACAATTCACACATCTCCGACGAGATCCACTCGGGAAACCGGCTACCACGCCGGCGCATCGGCACACGCGATTCCCGGAAATCTTCTCCGAACAATGCGACGTGGTAATGCGGACGCTTTCGCTTCTCGCCATACTCGCCGCATTGGTAGTACCTGACAGGGCACGGCGGATCAGGCTTGCGCCGCCGCTTCCGTAACGACTCAATAAAGTCAGGTACGATCGTCTTCGAGAGGTTCCCGTCAGCAGGCACGTGCGCATCATCATACGTCAAGGTCAAGAACGAATTGCGCTCGTGCAAACTCGCCTCGGCCATCATACGCACCGCCCACTGACGGGAGCGCTCTAACCGGCAACCGATGCACTGACCGCACGGCAACCTGCGCGGACCCGCCGGAAATTCCTTCACCCAGGGGTGATAGCAGGCCAATGCGGACACACCAGGCTTTACCGCCACAGTGCGACGAGAACCACCGCGGAACTCGGTCGCACACGCAGCTCACAGCCTGATGCCTCCACGCATCGGACGAGCGTTGTTCCGGGGATGCACCCCGGTAGCCGAGCGGAACGACTTCCGCGACTTGCCTTTCGACATGCGCTTGCGATAGGGCATAGCAGAGCTCCAAGAAGAAATGAGACTACTGACGTAGCATGATACCGAACTGAGGCATTCGGAGGATAGGGGTACAACCACAGCATTAAGGAAAAGGTATGAATTAGCCACGCGCGCGCGCGCGAAACGCGCGCACGCACGCGCAGATCTACCAAACCACAGTAAACCGTAGACACCCAATGAAAAAGAGGATAGAGTAAATGAAAGTGGGGAGGGACACCCTCCCCCAAATCACCCCACCCGAAAGGAAACAGAACATGCAAGCGAAACAGATCATGGTGATCCTGAACAGACTCACCGCACGACGCGACCGACAAGCGGCCGCACTCGAGAACACCCAGAACGAAGTGACGTACTGGGAAGCGGAGCTGAAGAAGGTCACCGACGAAGGCAAGAAAAAGCCCTGACTCCCCCCGAGGGAGGAGCCAGGGCAAACCCACCACAGATCAAGTGGTGGGAGTAGGCACAGTTACATCAAGTGGTAACTGTGCCGGGCGGCGTCCCCCCCACGGGGGGCGCCGCTTCTGCTTTCCGCGCCAGACCGAGCTTCTGGAACTTCTCGAGCGAGCGATCGTCCATCGCTTCACGCACGAATTGAACCGGATCATTCCGGAACGCTTCACGCTGAGTCGCGGACAGCTTCGAGAACGTTTCCGTTCCGTGCTGCAGCACCGCCAACGCGTCCTGAAGCTCTTGGGGACCCGACATATCCCCATACATAGGCGGAGTCGCCGGAACCGGCGTCAGGCCCGCATCACGATACCGACGCACGATCACGTTGATATCGGTCGAATCCTTGTCGCCCTGCTTCGTACGATTGTCGAGACACACCTTGCGCGACTCCTCACGCGCAGCGTACCGAAACTCGTCCGCCGTCATACCACTCATGACGGCCGCGAAATCGCGAAACTTCATCGACATACTAGTTGACTCCAAGGCTAAGGTCGCGACCACCCCGACGATTCGGGGCCGAACGCAAACCGATTGACGGAAGAAGGCCGATGATACGATCGGCCCAAGCAGCACCAGCACCCACGCGCGACCGCTCGACACGCGCCGCATTCGCGGCGCGCGGAATCTCCAGCGCAGACAACTGCGTAGCCACGTTCTGCGCCGCAGTACGCGCGGAACTCTCCACGCCCTGACGACGAAGAAGCGCAGTGTTCGCACGCGCCTGAGAGGCCTGGTCCTTTAACAACCGCTTCTGCAACGGAACAATGTCCTGATTCTGCAGAAACTGGCCCGCCGTCTGTTGCTTCACCAGCTTGACATCCTCCGCGAGCCGCTTGGCCGACATGGCCGAGCTCACCGCGGGACTCACCGCGTCCTCCACGCTCGCCGTCGCAGCTCCCGGCGTGGAGGCACCTCCCTGCATGTACGCCAGCATGGGGTTCAACCCAGCGGCCTGCAGATCCACCACAGCGCGCTGGTACGCCGTCGAGGACATACGCTCGGAGAACTGACGAGCGCGCTTGGACTCTTGGAGGTTCTGATAATTCGACCACAGACCCCCAACCATCGAGCCAGCAGCCGCCGCAACCTGCGGGCCCATTTACAGCCGCCTCAACCCAGGCACGCCGAACATCGACATCGGGCGAGCCACAATGGTGTTAAACCACATATCAGCGTAGAAATGCGGCTGCGTCGGAACCGCGATCACGCGATCCAGCGGCGGCTCCTCGGAAATGAAATCCGAGCCCAACGTAGGCGCCGTCGCGAAATCCTCCGACAAATGCCACACGTCGAGCGTGCCGGACACGTTGGACCGGAACAAACCCGTGATGATGCTCGGCTTGTACCTGTATTCGGCATATCTCTCTTGATAACCGAATACCGTCTCGTTGTCAGCGAGCACGTCCGTCAAGTAAATCTCGCGACGGAGTACCGACTGCTCGCCCAGGTTCTGAAGATCGCCCCAGAACCACTCTTCGCGCGTGCGCTTCCACCAATCGCGCTCCAGACCCTGCTGATACGTCAAATCCGCCCGAGCTGAGGCAATCACCATCACGTAGCCATGCTCGGTGAACGACTTCACGAACAGCGGAGCGTTCACGCTCCCCGTACCCATACCGCCGAGGATACCCAGCCCGTCATTGATCGTCGGGGTAGCCGGCGATGCGCTGTTCTGAGGCACCGGAGACAGCACCACGGGGAACGTGGTACCCCCCAGGTACTCCACGCGCTGTAGGCGCGCGTCGGGGCTCACGACCCCGAAGTGGGCACGGATGATCTCCGTGTACCGCGTGCCGCCCCTGGCGTCCCGCTCCAGCAGCTGCTGGACCGCGATCGCCTGGCGAAGATCGTTGATCGACGCCGCCGTAGCGTCCGTCAGGTTGGCAAACAACCGCCCACCCGACGTCCCGTCGGTCGCACTCACGTCGACCGTAGCCGCGTTCGAATCCAAGAGCTTGTACTCATCGTCAGGGGTCGACCAAACCGAAACGTTACCCCCCTGACCAGCCGCAGTGTCGATACGAGCCGCGGTCCCCAGCGGCAGACTCACCGCCGTACCCTTCTGAGCAAACGGCAGACACGAAGTGAAGTAGTCGTGCCGCTTCCCACGAGGAAGCACCGGGTAGTCGCCCGCATCGTCCGGACCGTCGTCCTTATCGACCAACGTCGAATCCTGGAGATTTTCATCACGATACCACTG